TGGATCAAACCAACCTATGTAAGACTTACCTGCTTTGGATACGCCCTTCTTCTTAGCGTACTTACCTCTACCATCTGGTAGATCAGGTGCATCTGGGTGTCCATATGTCCATTCATTGTCGTATCTATCTTTGATTACTTCAATACCAGCAGCAACTACAGTTGGATTTAATCCACTAGCAGTTAGTACTTGCATTGATTTATCCATTGATGTCATGCCACCACGACCACCAAGGGCGATCTGTAGTTCAGTTGCTGCTTTGATTGCTTCAACTGCAGCTTGCATGTTAGTAGCAAACTCAGCAGCACTGTCACCTCGGACGGTGAATAGGTCAGTACTGTTTAGCTTACCTGTGTATGAGAACTTAGACTCAGTCATCTATGTTCATCCTTTCTTTCCCTTTGTTGTTGGTATTTTCAATGGGAAACTTTTACTACCCATGGCTGGGCATTGGGATTGGAATGAACACATGCGACATGAGTCGCCAACGGATGGTGGGAACCATCCTTGTAATACCGAATGGTTCATTGCGCCAAATACATAATCAAAATATTCTATTGTTAGGTGCGACAAATCTATTAGATCGTCAAGCGAACCTGATCTTGTCATGAAGAATGCGCCCCACTTGGGGCGAATGCCATAAGCTTTTTCAATACCAGCAGCATATAAGCCTGCTTGAATCATACCGAATGGTGTCCTAGAACCTGTCTTGTAGTCAACGATTACCAAGTCTTCCCCTACTTGGTAGATCGCATCAACAATAAAGCGAACTGGTGTTCCCCCGAAGTGAACATCTGCTGCCCATTCAATTCCAGGACGACCATCTGGCATCGTAGCAATTTGCCAACCAGAAGACTCATACCATTTCTGATACGCCTCTACCTGCTTGAGTCCATCGCTTTGCCAAAACGATAGATCTTCTCCGTCTGGGCGCAAGGTGGTCTTGCGTCCAGCCGTCTTCCACTCTGTCGAGGGAATACCTGTCTTGTCTTCGGTCTCCTTGACGGCATCATTAAATACCTCAAGCCACTTCTGTGTCAAATCAAAGGTAGTCATCAGTCTCTCCTTTGTACTCAGGGTGATCGGCTGGTGTTGGGGCGGTCATAGGAGAACCGCAGTTAGCGCAGAAGGAATCAAGAAACCACATGACCAATTCATAATCTTTAAAGATTGCCCTGATGACCTGTATGTCGGAGCCACAGTTGATACACTCATTGCTTGGTATACCACGCTGGTCAATTGCCAAGTTGCTTCTTATAGAACTCATGGTTTAACCACTCCAGCATGGAGTGGACAGCCGAACCAGCAGCAAGATACACCGCAGGTTTCTCTGGAACCATAGCTATCTTGCTAAGATAATATTTCTGTGGGCAGGACTGCCATGTAGATAACTGGCTATAAGATCTATGAGGAGGAAGTTCGTTCATAGTCGCATAGTAATCTAACCAACTGACATTCTTTGGTAGCGACACGAATCACATTTATACCAAAGATCTGATAAAGTAAAAGGGTGGTGGGTGGGAAAGGCTCGCTCAGGCGAGCCGTGAAAGATAATAGGAAACAAAAAAAGAGGGGGATCAATTAAGATCCCCCTCTCTTCTTAGCCCTACCATTCAGGTGGAGCAACTGCGAGCGCATCTAGCGTGGCTATATTGATGCACCCGACTGCTGGGATGTCAATACGACGCTGCAACCCTTTTAACATTTCCTGTAGGGGAGCATCAAGCACATCATCGCCAGCAACATTAAGAGCTATACGAACTTTCGTAACTAGCTCACTTCTTTCATCTGGTCCAACAAGTGTCAATAATTTATTTGTATCCATTAAGAAATAATTTGTTCGGTATCAATAGTCTGTAACTGAATAGTAACTATTCCTCCGAACCCACTCGCAAAAGTGGGAGGTGCAACTTGCTCAAATTGAATAGCACGGATAACACAGATTCTTTCTTCTCCATTAGAAAAGTCTTGGTAGAGTACCGCTCCTCCATTTTGTTCAATGCGTTCCAGATAACTAATCCGTTCCCATGGTATTGAGATTCTGGTATTGCCATTAGGGTCTCGCTCCTCTTCATAACAAAGTAATGGAACAGTTAATGTTCTAGATCTTTGTGGTGCAGGTAATGCACGTATCTGCCACTCTTCTAATAAGGGTGACTTAGTAGTATCAGATGAATCTCTAGTAAAGTTAAATGTAATTTCAAAGTGATCTGATGGTTGGACATAGCCAGCTAAAGTAATCTCAGTGCTTGTACCAAGGGGGGTAGAACCAATAGTTATAAGCTGGTCATCTTGATCTTCAATAGTAAATCCTAATGTTCCAGCACTATCTCCGTCTGAGTTAATCAATAAAGATACTGGTTGTTTTCTTTCACTAGTACCCCATCTAATCCAGCCAGATTGTAAATAACCAGATGCTGCTTTAACTGTGGCAGATTCAATCCACACGCCAGTAGATGATGTAATAAACTTTTGTCCTGTTGTACCAATAAAAGAAACACCATTAGGTGAACTGCTATCAATAACTAAATCAGATGCATAGGCATAGCCATTACCTACGGCTTGACCTAGGTTAATACGCCACAATCCAGTAGATCCAGATACGGTTTCAGATCTAGTTGCGTATACATAAGACTGGTCAAAGGCTAAGTCAGATACATTACCAGTAACATTAAGAGGTCCATATGTAAATGATGTACCATCTGTGCCAACTGTACCTACACGAACACCTTTAGACGTAGCAAGAATAACAAACTCATTTAAATAAACTCTAACTTGATTTAAAGATTCACCTCTAGGTAACTCTGCAATAACGACAGGGTCGTTAATTGCAGCTACTGCTGAGGTAGAATTCATTGTATAAGATTGGATTCTCGATACGGCACCTTGTGTATAGCCAACAATAATAGATCCAGGTAGTTCACTAATTGAATTAAAAGTTAAAGATGTATTTGCAAATGTGTATCTAACAGCACCACTTGCCATTAAAGTAGGAGGAGAAGCTGGGTTCCTACCTAATTCATATACATGTACATCAACAGAGTCATGCATAACCGTAGCAATAATACGATCTTTAACATAAGCAATTGCTTGAACTGTTTGTGTTGTTACTGCCGATGGCTTGCTATATAATTTAGTTACAGCCAACGCTGTGCTTACTTGATATATACCATCGTTAGCTCCAACAATTGCAAAGGTTCCATCTGATGTTAATACCTGTGCGGTTGAAGATGTAGCCAATGATGTTGATGTAGTTGTACTGCCGTTATAAAATTTTACGTTACCACCTGATATAAAAAATGTACCACTTGATACAGTTGCTGGGTAGGATGCTGCTGCTGTACTTAATTGTGTGGTTGCTGGCAATAGCGAAATCTCGCCAAGAGTCCAAGGATCTATGTTGTTTGATTCATAGAATCTAAATAGATCAGAGGATTCTGCATCATAAAATCTTTCGCCCGCACCATGATGCCATGAGGTTGCAGATCTTAACCACCAGTTAGATAGCGACTGCTCACCAGCAGTTGCGCTCTGGTCAATACGTTCCTTCTGGTATGTCGTAGTAATTCTAGAAATTTTATTATTATCGGAAGCAGCAGAAAGCCAAGGAGTATTACCTATAGCATAACTAGCAGCGAAATCCTCACGTTGGTATCTAACCAACGCAGTAGGAATATTGATGCTGATTGCAATAGGCAAATCACCTTTAAGATATTTATTGGTAGTTGCCACGCTTTATCTCCTACTTCTTATTTGGTTGTTCCATCCATTTAAACCATGGTGATGTGTCATTACCACATTCATCTTTAATAGATATGTGTAAATGTTTTATATGTTTATTAGAGCCAGTATATTTTCTATCGCCTTTTTGTTCAGACCAAATGCGACTATCAAATATTAAATAAGAAACCCTAGTGTCTTCTTTAAGTCGATTGTAAATATCTTTACAATCTACTCCACCAATAGGATCATGGGTTAGGTCTACTGCTAGACCAGTATTATGGTCTGAATCAGGACTGGCTACTTGATGAGCAGCAGATGGTAGTAGACCATCGCTTGCTTTCTTCCTCTTTGGAAACAATGCCGTCGCTTGGCGCAGCACAGCAACTGCAGCAGGTGTGGCTTTCTTGACTACAGGTTTCATTCATTACTCTTTCCAGCCACTAGTTCATATAAACTGTCAATTCTAATTTCTAATCTAGAAATAGAATCTTTTATTGAGCTGCCCCCATTCGGGCGAAGTTCATTAAGGTAGTGTTTAACCAGCCAACGAACCGAGCCAGCAAAGCTGGCGACTATTGTGGTTACCGCTACTGCGATACCAGCCCATTCGTTGGTAGTCATTACTCTTTAGAACCTATACCGTATTCGGATTCTGTCTTGTCCAAAGCCTTGGCTGCAGGACCAGCAATAGCAGCAACAGCAATAGATACGATTGGATCTAATCCAAGTTCATTGCTTGCTAAGAATCCTAAGAATGAAACTAATACACCACGTAGGTATGACTTAAGTATTGCCTTTTGTTTTGTTGTTAACTTTAATCTGTCCATTTATTTCTCCTTAGTTTATTGGTTCTGTTATTTCAATCCATTGTTGGTTTGGTTCAAACCAACCATAAATCTTGCCATCAGTTGGATAAGTAACTGGTGCTTTATAGTGGCAAGTTGCTTCATCTAATACCCAGGAACCATAAGGCTTAGGTGAAATAAAAGCATCACGACCTGTGTCGTATGTATAGCCAATACCTGCATAGTTCTTACGGATAGTTCCATTGTAGGAAGTCTGCTTCCATAATGTGTGTCCGTGTAAACCTGTTAAAAAATCTATTCCAGCTTGCTCTGACTCAACACCATCTATGGTGATGACATCATTGACTACAACGTGTACTGCAAGTACATTATTGTTTTCATCTAGTTTTGCAAAGTGCGCCATTTATTTTCTCCTTAGAATGTGATTGAACCATCGCCATTAAATATATATATTCCAGTACTTGGATTACTTGGTGAACCTGTTGTACTTGCAGCAGCTTGACCAGCACTAATAACAACTACGCCAGAGCCACCGCTACCTCCAAGTCCTGCACCTCCGCCACTAACTTCAACGCCACCACCACCACCTCCGCCACCAGTATTTGGGGTTCCATTAGTAGCATTAACAGAATTGTGAGTACCTGCACCACCACCACCTGAACCACCAGCACCACCAGCAGTTCCTGTATAAGAACTTCCACTAACAACACCGCCACCACCACCACCAGCGTAATATGTAGAAGTACCTGAGATAGAAGTTGCAACACCTATACCACCAGCACCACCTACTGTTCCTGATGTACCAGCAGTTCCAACGGCACCCGCACCACCGCCACCACCTGCAGCGTAATTTGCTCCACCGTAACCAACACCACCTGCAAACCCTTGTCCGCTAGTGCCACTTCCTACTGTTCCATTATTACTAGTACCACCGCCAGAACCAAAAGTTCCGCTGTTTGCATTATCATTTAAAGATCCTCCACCACCTCCACCTTTATTAGATGTTATGGTTGTTAAACCTGTTCCACTAATAGATGAGTTAACACCATCATTACCATTACCCGACCCAGACCCACTTGCAGCACCACCACCAACGGTAATTGTGTATGTAACGCCAGAGGTAGCAGAAAAAGCAGATTCTAAAGTTCCACCGCCACCTGTTGCAGTTACTGATGAGCGAAGTCCACCTGCTCCACCACCGCCTGCTCTTGATGAACCACCACTACCACCACCTGCGACTACAAGGTAGTTAGCGGTAATAATAATTGTGGTTGATTGATCCCAAAACTTAGATGACTTAGATCCTGATTTAATTGTTGATGTAGAAAATTTACGAATAGCCATTAGAAAGTTATGCTCCCATCTCCATTAAATATATAAATACCTGTGCTTGGATTTGAAGGTGAGCCAGTTGTTGAAGTAGCAACACGACCAGCACTAATAACAACTACACCGCTGCCACCTGCTGCACCATTGCCTGATGTACGAGCACCACCACCACCGCCTGTGTTAGTTCCTCCTGCTGTTGAAGCAGGATTGCCTGAAAAGTTAGCATCAGCACCAGTTCCACCGCCACCATTACCACCAGCACAAGTTCCAGATGCTCGTAAGTAGGGTGCACCACCACCACCGCCAGCATAATAAATTGCTGTTCCAGTAATAGATACTGAAACACCTACACCGCCAACACCAGCACCTGCTGCAACGCCATTAGCACCAGCACCACCAGCACCACCACCGCCACCACCGCCGTAAGTCGGTGATGAATTACCTACGCCACCAGTAAATCCTTGAATTGGAGATGCTGTTCTTGTGCCAGGTTGACCAACTGCACCACCATTTTCACCGCCACCGCCTGATGAACCACCGTTTTGACCAATTAGATTGGCAGCAGTGCCGCCAGTATTTGAACCTCCGCCACCACCGCCTCCAGTAGCAGTTACAGTAGAAATACCAGTTCCGCTTATAGATGAACTACCACCTTGTCCCGCATTACTTGTAAGTGCATTAGTTCCACCACTACCACCATTACCAACGGTAACTGTGTATGTAGTGCCACTATTTAAAGTTAAAGCAGTTTCTAAAGAACCACCGCCACCAGTATTATCAACCGTAGATAAAAGTCCACCAGCACCTCCACCACCACCTAGTCCACCACCATATCCACCACCACCGCCAGCTGCGACAACAAGGTAGTTAGCGGTAAAAGTTAGTGTAGTACTTTGGTCCCAGAATGTTGTTAGTTTAGGAAAACCATTAAGAATGGTTTGTTTACTAAAGCGTGATATTGACATTGGTGGTAGTCCTAACGATTAGATTAAGCGGATAGTTCAGAACCAAATGCTGTGAATGTAAGATCAGCAGCAGATGCATAAGTAACGATAACGTTACTTGACGCAAGAGTAATTCCTAAAGTTAAAGCAGTTGAATCATTAGCTGCAATTGCGATGTCGTATGCAAGATAATGTTCGTTTGCTAATGTTGTTCCTGTTGCTGGCTTAACCGCAATGCGGTATGATTTTGAAGCAGCGGAACGATTTGCTACAACAATTGTTGACACCACAGCAGCTGAACCAGAAGGTG